AGTGGGCGCCTTCAGCGACTTGTCGAGCGTGGCAATCGATCTGGTCGAGCCGCGGATCGCTTTCTCGGTCTGCGCCTGCAGGCGCACCATCGCCCTTTCATAGCTCTTGGTATTGGCCTCTATGAGGACTATCAGTCTCTCGAGATCAGTCGGCATACTGCGCCTTCAGTTCTTCCATGCGCTCGCGCGTCATTCCGCCGCTGCCCGTCTCTTTTGCATCGCCGCTGCCGTTAGCCTCTTTCCACCCGTCCAGTCCGTCCGAGAGATCGCGCATGGTCGCATCCGCGAATGTCGCCGGGGACCAGCCTAGGACGCCATAGGCAATGGCTCGGAATCTCGACCAGGGGATTGCTGCTGTCCGTTCGTCAGCGTCGCCGCCCTTGGCTTTTTTTTTGGCTCCGGCAACCCGAACAGCAGCGCCTTCCACACCGCATCGATGGCCGGCGTGATCTCGGTGTAGAGCAGGTCATCTAAGGCATCGACGTTATCGCTTACACACAGGCAGCGCAGCGCCGTAAACGTTATGCCAGCACTCGCCAGGCTGAGCTTTTCCTGCACGCCGCCCAGGCCGCTGACGCCGAGTTGCGTTTCCAGATCGCCGACCCGCCGCATTGCCGCGCGCAGCCGGAACGTCTGCCCGCCCAGCTCGACCGCAACCTCGCCGGTTGCCGGGTTGACTGTTGTCGTCATACGAGCACAGCGAAGTTGAGGTTGCTTGCATCGACCGGCCGCCAGGTCGCGGAGAACTGGAGCGTTTCCTCCATCGTCCCTGTCGTCTGCCAGTTGAAGACGGCCATCGGCCCGACCCATCGGCCATACCCCGGCACGATCACTTCGTAAGTCACATTGGTGCGCTGTAGCCTGGCATCGTCGGCGACCGCGCGAAAATTACCGGCAGTGTCGGCGCGCCCATTACCGGTGAACTCCAGCGTTTGCCGTCCAGGCGTGGACGTAGCCACGATAGGCAGTGCCGGATTGGTGCAATTGGGGACCGTCGTGTCAATCTCGGCGTTGCTGATTGACCATGAGCTCTCTGTCAAGCCGCAGACGAAAAGCCGCGTGCCAGACCCGTCTGGTGCGGTGCTCCTCTTGATGACAAGCTCCCGGCCATTCTCTTGAGCCATTTCTATCTCCTATGATTTAGCGACTTTTTGGCTGCTGGTTTTCATTGCCCGCGTGACGCGCCGTTTGTGGCTGCGTTTTCCAAGCCGGTAGCTCGGGAAGAAATACGGTTCAGCGGTCGTGTCGGACGTGCCGAACTCGACGCCGAGCGCATAGTCGTATCCGCTCTTGGTTGTTGCTGACCCGCCCGCCACCACGCGCACCGCACCCGTATCGCGCGGCCCTGGCTCTGTATGGATTGAGTTATGAAGAGTGCCGGTTATGTACGGCACGTAACGCTGAGCCGTCGCGACCATCTCGTCAGCCGTCTCTTCATTCGCGACGGTGAGAGCCTTGAGCGCTTCCGGCGCGAGCCGACGCAGCTTCCTGGCGAGCTTGTCCTTGTTGCGAACAGTGACGGTGACAGCATCAGGCATCGATCAGAGCGCGCCACCGGTCGTGTAGATGTGCACGTCGAGCGAGGTCGTCGTTTTCGCCATGCCGAGCAGCGTCGGATATTCACCCGCCGCCAGGTCGGCGACGGCGCAGATGCCGCCCGGTGTGTCACTCAGGTAATAGGCGACGTTTGCCACCAGTGTTCCGATCGTCACCTGGCCCGAGCGGATGACAGCGATCGGCTGGTCGTTCGCCGCGCCGTTCAGCGCAATGCCGCGCGGTGTCCTGACCTCGAGGTCCGTCGAGTTGTTGTCGGCGAGCTTGAGCTTGTTGGTCGCCGTCTCCAGGTAGACCACCTGGCCGGCGGTGATAGCCTGGCCCGCAACGCCGAAATCAATCGATGCATCCGCACCGGCAACAACCGTGGCCGGAGTGACTACGATGTCTGTCATTTTGCTTTGCTCCTGTCAGGACTCTTGAGTAAGCGCACGGAAATCCATCGCCGCGTGCGTGGTGAGGCCGTCCGACTCGGTGAGATAGCGGGTGACACGATGCACCAGCAGCACCAGGGCGTCGGCTTCGAGCGTAAGGCTTTTCACGTGCAGCGCATCCTGCACGGCATTGGCAATCCGCTTCGCCTCGGTTCGGCCGGGGACAACCGACCACACGTCGATCTGCACCGCGCCGGTATGCGAGAGCTGCCCCACTCCCTCGGTGTTCTGCCAATCCTCCGGACCGATCGAGATGTAAGGCTTCGAGGCCTGCGGCGATGGGCGGTCGTAGATGCGGCTGGCAACCAGCGTGGTCACTTCCGGTGCGGCACGTAGCGCCCCGATAATCGCCGCCTGGACGGCAAGACTGGCGTCAGGCATCAGATAGCCACGCCGCTCTCGGCCAGGACTTCGATCCAGCGGCCGCGCTCGGCTTGGCCCATAAAGGGGTCACAGACCGAGCGCACATTGTAGACAGTGCCGCTATTGGTATCGGTGACGCGCCATGTCGGCGTGATCTTGCGCGTATCGACCGAGCTGCGGACCCGGATGACGACGGGTTGAGTTCCCTGCAACCGCGCCGCCATCACATCCTCGCCGCCGAGCTTCGGCGCGATCTGCGCACGCACGACAAACCTGTTGGCCCAACTGGTTTGCTCGTTGCCATAGCGATCCATCGCGCCAAACGGCTCCGCCCACTGAACCGTCTGGTGAAGATCACCCGCTCCGGGTAACGGCATCCGTCTTCCTCTTCAGAACCGCCCGGACATCCTGCACCGAGGAGCGCACAATGAACGCTGCCTGCTCGCGAGCCGCTGCCGCATCGGCTTCCAGTATCGACTGCTTCAATCTGACGAGCGCCAACTGACGCTGGAAACAGCTTGAGCACATCAGACGTGTACCCGCCGGTAAGGACCAGCCAGGCTATCGATACCGATCGGTATTTCCGCCAGAGCGTTCGCCGAGACGGCTTCCCGGTGTTCGTAGAAATGTCCGCTCAATAGCAGGACAGCCAGCTTGAGCGGCGCGGGAATAGTCCCGAAACCGGCGCGAAACCGCACAGTGACGACATTGATGGATGCCAGGGTAGCCGGCCATGAACCGAACGGTACAACCCAGCCATCATAGCTCTTGTTGTCTATCTCATAGCTCGCCGGATCGAGCGTCTGCTGCAAGCCCTCACTATCAAAGTATGTAATGCTCGCCACATCGATGAACGGCGAGCGCGGGATTTTTATCGGCCCGCAAGGGAAAGCATCGAGATACAGTTCCCATGTCTGAACGCCAATCACGGTACCGGCTAGAGTACGCTCGAAGTGCTGTGTAGCTGCCGCAACGAAACTCTCGACCAGCGTCTGCTCGGCGGTGCCATCAATGCGCAGAAACGGCGCCGCCTCGACCCACGTCGCGACCGGCGGTGCCGGCGTGACCAGTCGCAGCGCCGGTATCGGTTCTGCATCCGGCACCTGCCAGGTTGCGGACATCATCTTAGTCCTTCAAGTCCAGCCGTTCGTAAGGCGCGCGGAAGAGGTTGTTGGCGATCTGGATGGCGGTGCAGCCGGTCATGTGGAACGTCTTGACCGGTTCGCCTGCCGGCAAGCCATGCTCGACGTAGCCGAACCAGTTGTTCCAAAAACCCAAGTCCTCGCAGTTAACCATGCGGACAATGGCATTATAGTCGTCGCTGGTCTGGCCAAAGCTCTCGTCGATGTCGGGGTCTTGGCCGATCATGCAGCGATTGAAGGTATTGGCCACGAAGATCCCGCCCGAGGCATTCTCCATTGCGAGCCCTGACATGTCGCAGATGTCGAGCCAGTTGGCGTCGAAGATCGTCCCATCAATATCGCCACCGATGTACATGGCCATCTGCGGCCTGCCGGTAATGAAATTGTTGCGCACCCGGTTAAGGCGGAAGCTGCCGAACTTCATAGCGAAGGTGTCGGCGCCGGCAGAGATACTGTTGCCGGTTCCGGGATTATAGTTGGAACCGGAGACATAGTTGTTTTCAATGATGTTGTCGGAGCCGCGAAAGTTTCCAGTGCAAAGGTTGTTCTGGAAGAAATTACCGATGATGTGGTTGCCCAGCATGGCGTTGTCGAAGACGTGGTTGAAATTCTTGAAGCCGCATCGCAGCCATGAACTGTAGTTGAGCTGGTAGCTGGTAGACGGCTCGATCAGATTGTAAGGCTGTGACCGTCCATCGAAGCATAAGCCCGAGAACGCCATGCCTCTTGGCGTACCGCCGCCAAAACTGAACAGGTGCGTTTTCGAGTAGCGTATCTGTGAGCGAAACTCGAACTCGTCGTTGTAGTGTCCCTCGCCGGTCCAGTGCATGCCGGATACCAGGGGGATGGCCCCGGCGCTGTCGATCCTGTAGCGCCCAATTGGGAAGTGCAGTGGCAGGTAAAAGCCGGGCTCGTGCGTGCTGCAATAGTTGTGCGCCTCCCTGATAGCTGGTCCGTCATCGTGGGAATTGTCGCCCACGGCCCCGAAGTCCGTCACGCGCACGCAAAGCGGATCGACTGCCATTGTCTCCCCCTAAGTGCAGAACCAATTCGTGCCGTCGAAGATGGCGACCGTCGATCCGGCTACGCCCGAGGCAATGGTTTTCAACGTCGTCGCACCCTCCTTGATGCTCAGCGTGAAAGCCTCGGTGCCGGGGCGATAGATCGGGATCATCTCGCCGTTCTTGGTGTCCCCCGGCATGTTTTCCAGCGCGACAGTTGCATTCTGTGTCAACACCACCTTCACGGCACTGCACTCTCCAGGCTTGATCTTGTTAGTGGCCCCACCAACGTTGTCCGTCACCACTTTTATTGGCGAGGGCCTGCGGGCTCCGGTTCGGGGCGCACAGCAATTGGCATCGACAATAATGGTGCGCACCTTGTTGTTTCTGAACAGCACATCGTCGATGTAGACGTCATGCCCTGCGCGCAAGGCATCACCCGCCGCAGTCGTATCGGCGCTGACCTTATGGCTCGGCATGTATGGTCCCTGGTCCACCCAGTTCGCACCGTCCCACTCGTAGATATGGCTCGTAGCCTTGACGAAGAATGTGGTGCCCGTAATGGCAGAGCCGGGAAGATCGACGAACGCAGCTACCGTGCCGTCGAGCCCATTGTTCAAAAACACGTTGTTGTGCAGTACGTAGTCGTAGGAGTTGTGCGCCCGGAACTCCGCATCGTAGGTCGCGCTGGGGGCGGCAAATGAGTTTTGGCCCAGCTTGTTGAACGTATTCGCAAACATCGTGAAGCCGCGCGCATTCAGACAATACGCACCGGAATAGTTTGAGATGTCGAACTCGTTATCGAAAATTCGTGTGCCCTGGCAATTGTTCTCGACCTGGATCGGGATCTTTGACCGCCCGGTTATGAAATTTCCGCGGATCGTAGACAGCGACAGGTCTTGCAGCCATATGGCCGGTACCAGAGTAGTGCTGGTCGAACCCCCGTCTACAAAGTTGTCCTGGAAGAACACGTCCGAGCCCTTGAGCAAGGCACAATTAACGCAGTTCTGAAACATGCAGTTCTTGACCATTGTGCCGGTCGTCGTGATCCTCATTCCCCACTTCGCATTCTTGAAGCCGCAGAACATGAACTTCGACCACTGCAGATCGATCAGGACCGCGCCATTGTCGAGAATGCTGCGGGCCTGACTGTTGGGGTCGAACAAGATTCCCGTCACGTAGACATCGCGCAGTGTCGCCGACTGCGAGAACGTATCGGTCGTGCTGTTACGGATACAGGCAGTGTTCTCGGTGTCGGACCCCGAAACGATACCCTCACCAATCCAGTTCATCCCGACGACCAATGGCACCGCGGCCGAAAGGCGCAACTGTCCAACCGGGAAATACAGCGGGACAAAATCGCCCGAAACCACAGTGGCACAGAACAGGTTGGCGTGCGCTACCGCGGTGTTGTTGGTCGCCTCGTTGCCCGTCGCAGCGACAATCACTGCGCCGAACATGGTGACATAAATCCGCTGCTCGATATCGAGCATCCACCAGCCGCCGTCCGCGCTCTGAAAGAAACCTCTATTCCCAACCAGCGCGCCGGTCGGCGCTGTCGAGCGGTGATAAACCGCCCCGCCGCTGCCCTCT